TTACTTACGAGCCTCAGCGATGTAGCCAAGAGCCTCCTGACATTTAGCGGTTACGTAAGCCCAGTCCTCAGCAGCAACTTTGTCCTTCGGGAAGAGCTTAGAACCCATACCAACGCAGAATACACCGGCCTTGATCCAACCGGTAAGGTTCTCCTTAGTAGGCTCAACACCACCTGTTACCATCAGCTTAGACCATGGCATAGGAGCCATCATGCCCTTAACCAAGTTAGTGCCGTAAACGTCACCAGGGAATACCTTGCAAAGGTCGCAACCAACCTCCTGAGCGAAACCAACCTCAGAAACTGAACCACAGCCCGGAGTGTAAGCTACGAGACGACGGTTACAGATCTTAGCGATCTCGGGGTTGAACAACGGACCAACAACGAAGTTTGCACCGAGCTGAATGTAGAGAGCAGCAGTGGCAGGATCAACTACAGAACCAACACCCATTGCCAACTCAGGGCACTCTTTTGCTGCGAACTTAACCAACTCACCGAATACCTCGTGAGCGAAGTCACCACGGTTAGTGAACTCGAAAGCGCGAACACCACCCTCGTAGCAAGCCTTAACAACCTTCTTTGCAATCTCAACGTCCTTGTGATAGAACACAGGAACCATACCTGTTGAACCGATTTTGCTCAACACAGCTACTTTATCAAATTTAGCCATTTTATTTTATCTAATATAAATATGTAATGTATCCTTTTTAACCGACAGAAGGAATCCCCCTGCCTGAGAGGGAGATTCCTTGCCGATTTTATTTTTTTTTGTCAGTTCTCTTGCTTATCGCTGAACACGACCGCTTGCATCACCACCTGCGAGAGCCTCTACCTCGTCAACAGAAACAAGGTTGAAGTCACCGTTGATTGTGTGCTTCAATGCAGAAGCAGCAACTGCGAACTCAAGAGCAGCACCCTGGTTAGGCTTAGTCAACAGACCGTGGATAATACCACCTGAGAATGAGTCACCACCACCTACGCGGTCAACAATCGGGTTGATGTCGTAACGCTTAGAAGTGTAGAACTCCTCACCGTTGTAGATCATAGCCTTCCAGCCATTGTGAGTTGCAGAGAATGACTCACGGAGAGTAGAGATGACATACTTGAAGCCAAACTCTTCCTTCATCTGCTTGAAGATACCCTTGTAACCCTCAGCGTCAGTCTGGCCGGCCTCAACGTTTGCATCTGGCTTGAAGCCGAGGCAGAGCTCTGCATCCTCTTCGTTACCGATACATACGTCAACATACTGCATCAATGGGCGCATGATTGACTGAGCTTTCTCCTTAGTCCAAAGTTTCTTGCGGAAGTTGAGGTCAACAGATACTGTTACACCGTGACGCTTAGCAGCCTCACAAGCCAACTTAGTCAACTCAGCAGCTTTGTCAGAGATAGCAGGAGTGATACCTGACCAGTGGAACCAGTCAGCACCTTCCATGATTGCGTCGAAATCGAAATCTGCAGCGTCAGCCTCAGCGATTGCAGAGTGAGCACGGTCGTAGATGACCTTTGAAGGACGCATTGAAGCACCTGTCTCGAGGTAGTAGATACCAACACGGTCACCACCACGTGCGATGAAGTCTGTCTTTACGCCATACTTGCGAAGAGCGTTTACTGCAGACTGACCAATCTCGTGCTTAGGAAGCTTAGTAACGAAGTATGCATCGTGGCCATAGTTTGCGCAGCTAACAGCAACGTTAGCCTCACCACCACCATATACTACGTCAAATGAATCTGACTGAACAAAACGTGTGTTGCCCGGAGTGGACAAGCGGAGCATAATCTCGCCTAATGTAACGACTTTCTTTCCCATAATTTTTTTAATAATATATAGTTATTAATATTGTTAAGTGTCAATCTATTGCTTCTTGATGTCTTTGTCGTGTAGTTAACAAATTGAACATCTGAATGATAGATATAACTTGGTTTGTGCCGCGAAGCGGCTTGTGTGCAACATCGTGTACGGGCACAAAGATACAACAAATTTCGTAAGAACAAAAAATTGTTATATATTTGTGTCGAAAATCCTTACAGATTTTCATTGCTTCGATACTTAACTTACTGATTATCTGATATTAATAGTTTTGTTTAATCAGAGAAATAAGCTGAAAGTAAGGCCTAAAAATGCCTAAAAGCCCCTAAAATGGTGTGTAGAGTGTGGTAATTGTGGCGACTTTTGTAGCATTTTTCAGCAAATTTTTCGCAAATGAAAAATCAGGTAATATGGCAAGATCAAAATTACGTCTTGACACCCGCCGAGAGCTGAGAGACGGCAGCTATCCCATTCAGGTAGCGGTGGGTTTTGGTACTAATCTCTACATCAGTACAGGGATTTCTGTGCGCGCTGAAAACTGGGATTCTATATCCGGTCAGATAATAAATCTCAGAGAAGCACGTCAACTTAACAGCGCTATATCTGCGCTCGAACTGCAGATACAGGCGCGTGTCTTGGAACTTCGCTCGAGGGGCATATTGAATAAGCTCACGAAGGCACAACTACGTGAAATGATAAAGAATACCGAGCTGACTAATCCCACTATCGGAATGCCCACTCTGGGCGAATTGTTTGACATGGTAATTGCCTCCCGCAGGACTGAAGGTACTAAAATCACTTACCGATATACCCTGAGTAAGCTGAATGGCTACTGCGGTGACGTCTATAAGGTGAGACTTATTGATGTTGACAAGCTGTGGGCCTCCCACTTTATGCAGTCCCTCCAGGACCTAAGCAGAAACAGTCAGTCCTTGGTGTTCAGCAAACTCAAGTCGGCCATGCAGTATGCCTATGACGAGGAAATAATCAGTAAATTCCCTTTCCGCAATCTAAGGATGAAGATGGAGGAGACTCCCATGCGCGTGCTCACCGTTGAACAGATGAGACTTCTGAGCTCAATGAAGCTGAGCGGGCGAAAGGCTGAGTGCCGTGATGTGTTCATGCTGATGTTCTTCTTGATAGGAATAAACATATCAGACCTGTATAAGCTGAAGAAGGAGAATATTGTGAACGGTCGCCTGGAGTACAGGCGAAATAAGACAGGCAAGCTGTACAGCATAAAGCTGGAGAAGGAAGCCCTCTCGATTCTCGATAAATACAAAGGCCGCAAGAAACTGATAAAACTCTTTGAAGGTATTACTGTAGACTCGGTAATCTCTCACTACAACTATGTGCTGAAGCGTATCGGGCAAATGAAGGTCGGCGCCGATGAGGGCCTGTCATGCCCAAAGCTTAGCACCTATTATGCCCGCTACACGTGGGCCACCCTTGCTGCCATGCTCGATGTTCCTCGTGATACCATAAGTGAGTCACTGGGGCATTCATACGGTTGCCCCGTTACAAATGTGTATATACAGTTCTCCCGAGATAAGGTAGATAAGGCCAACCGTCGTGTCATAGACTACGTGCTGTACGGCAAAAATTGACAATAAAAAGGCGCTTACCCTCTCGGGCGGGCGCCTTCTTGCTCGAAAGATGAAGCATTCATCGCGTTCTTAACTTGTAAACAGATAATGCTATTAATACTAATATAGTTATGATGGCTATGGTTGTGGTAATCTTATTACCGGTATTCTTTTTCACTGTAGTGATGGCAGAGGAGGAAGAATTCTCCTTCTTTATTACCGAACCCTCACTCTGATCATCAGAGCACTCCATCGCTGCACTTGACTCTGACGCCGCGCTGTTCTTGTCGAGCAGTGTGGACCGATTGCTATTAATCGACTTGACACCATCGAGGCGAATGCTGCCGGTGCTGTCCATGACTACCGTGCCTCCGTTATCGGCAAATAAGATAATCGTAGTACTTCCTGATGAGACCACAATTCTTGATGAGTCGGTCTTTGCCAAGCTCGTCGAGGTGGAGGATATTGAATGTGATGCACTGTCCGCCATAATTGATGTATCGGATTGTGCCTTCTCTGTTACTTTGCGCTTCGAGCTGCACGACATCAAAGTGATAATTGACATTGACAGGCATGCCACAAATATCGTAAATCTGAAATCTAGTCCTTTTCCGCCCATCTCTCAGCCTCCCAGTTTCTTCTTATTATGAGTCCCGGCATCACCTTCTTATTGCAATATACCCATCGCCTGAATTGGCGCTGAATATCCGCTGTCGGTGCGCCTTGCCTTATCAACTTCAGGAGAGTTGAATTCATAAAATCCGTGAGTCTGACGTTGAATACGAAGTCGACCAGTGCGTCATATTGACCCTGGGTCAGTGTCAGCCCCAGACTATCTACGATCTTCTCCTTATCTCTGATGTCGTCAGCAAGGAAGCTCTCTGCCTGTTGCCTTGTGATAATTTGCCCCATCTTGACTCCGGAAGTATGCCCGTAACCTATGGTAGGTTTTTTGCCCGCGTCCAGATATGCTTTCAGGTATAACCCTTCACGTTCCTTCAGGAACTCTATCATCTTACTGCTTACTTTCATCTTCTCTCTTCTTTAATTGTTCCGCCACTGCTTTAGCTATATCCGATGCAGATGGGTGCGACACAACACCGGCCACCACCTCTGCTATTTCGGTAACCTGCTTTCGCACCTTATCTCCGCTCTTTTCAAAAATGGATTTGCCCTCAATGAATGTAATAAAGAGAGCTACTAACAATGATACCCACGGAGCCTCTATGATGCTGCCTCCGTAATAGTGGTTAATGAGGAAAATTACACCTATCTGCACCGCGTCGATGAAGAATGCCGCCAATAGAGTGCCAAAATAGCTGCCGATTTTAGCGATGGTTTTGCGATACCCTGCGCTTGTCAGTTTCTCGCCTCTTTCCTTAGCTTTCCTGGTCCCAGATACAAGGTCCATAAATACACACACCAATACTTCGATGTAGATAATAACTAAAATCACACCGATAATAATCAATTCCGAAAATTTCTCCATTTACCTTAACGTTTATGTGTTATCCTACTGCGTTACAACTGTCTACAAATTTAGCAATAATTGGATAATATTTGGCCTTGTGAAGGGATTTAGATAAAATTATACTTTGAATTATCCAGTGCAGGCGACTTATGTGAAAAATGTACACATGATTGTTGCCCGTTTGTTACAGTCTGTTTAACTTTGCAAAGTTTCGATTTACGTAGCAATCATGTCAAAGACACTATCAAATACTAAGCTGTATACAGACTGCAAAATGCTCATGGAATCTGTAGTCGTGACAGCGGAGAATTTTCCTAAAGCATACCGATATACTATAGGCGCAAGAATGCAAACTTTGGCCGTAGACATTATGCAAGGCTTCGCCCGAGCGTACCTAACCAGGGATAAGGAATCTAGTCTGCGCGTGCTCGATGGTATGATAGCTGATACAGAAACACTGAAAACACTTATTGCCCTCTCCGGAGAGAAGCGCTGGATATACGGCAAAAAGAGATACGGACTTCTCCTGGTTCTTGTGTCGGATGTGGCAAAGCAGGCAAGCGCATTAAGGAACGGCATCCAAGAAAGACTCGCAGGCGTAAGAGTTACCTCTGAGCAGGATGCACGGAAAGCGGGAATCATAACGGCTAAGGCTGTTAAGACAAGCATTTCCTTATGATAAATGGGAGCCAAGGTATCATTTATACCAAAGAGCAAGACATTGGCTCATCAACGGAGAACTCGTCCACGAACGCTTGGAATCTGAACTTCAGCAATGGCAACCTCAACAACTGGAACACTAAGGCCAGCAATCAGAACAGGGTTCGCCCGGTGTCCGCACTAATTACAAGGAATTATGGTAGAGATTGAAGATATGGCGGAAGCCTACTACAACTGTCTGAAGCATAAAAGGCAGACTGTAAGCGCAATGGAGTACTCTCTTTCATGGATTGACAATATCGTAGATCTGACGAGGAGAATAAATGACCGCAGCTATTATCCGAAGTCCTCCATCTGCTTTGTTGTCACCCGACCGAGAATAAGAGAAGTCTTTGCCGCGTCCTTTGAGGACAGAATCATTCATCATTATATAGCACTTCGCTTGGAGCCTCTTCTTGAGGCCATATTCAACGACAGGACATTTAATTGCCGCAAGGATAAAGGCCAGCTTGCTGGTGTAGAGTGTCTGAAACAGGATATATACGACGAATCGGAGGGCTACACCAAAGACTGCTATGCCTGCAAGATAGACCTTAAAGGCTTCTTCATGTCAATAGACAAGCAGCTGATGACATTTCTCATCGATGAGTTTATTGTCGGTAATTACCATGGCGAGGATAAGGAAGAATTAAGGTACCTATGTAATGTCGTTACTCTCCATGAACCGCAACTAGATTGCATCAAAAAGTCTCCGGAATGGATGTTCAGAAAGCTGCCCGACCACAAGACGCTCTTCCGTAATGAGAATGGCAAAGGACTCGCCATCGGCAATCTCTTTTCGCAGCTGTTTGCAAACTTCCTTCTCAACCCGGTAGACTGGTATATCGAGCAAGACCTGGGTATCAAGCGCCATGGCAGATACGTCGATGACATCTATATGGTACACAAAGATAAGAATGCCCTTCTCACTGCAATACCACGCATAAGAGAGAAGCTTGCTGAATACGGACTGAAGCTGAATGAATCGAAGACCTATATACAGCACTACTCGAAAGGCATCAGGTTTATTGGAGCGATGGTAAAGCCCGGACGTACCTATGCGCTTAATAAGACCATAGGCAGCATGACGACTCGTGTACTAGCACTGAACCACGCAGAGAATCTGTCGGAGATTGAACTTTGTGTTCAGTCTTTGAACAGCTACCTGGGATTTCTTCGGCAGTATGATGAATATGCCGTGCGGCGGAAGATTCTGTCAATGATAGATAGCAGGTTGTATAAATATATTCACATTAAAGGACATTATGAGAGTATTACTATTAAGAGGAAATATAGACGCAAAAGAATTTAGCACATTCATTCAATCTCTGGAAGAAGCCTTCGAGATAGACATCACCTGCCTTGACGGTGAAAACATAATCCTAGACCTCGAAATGAAAATACCTCGCTAAAGCGCGAGGTATTTAAAAGGGCTTGCCTCCGGCAAGCTAAGTTCAAAGAGCAAAGGTCAAGAGATAAATGCGGACACCGGGCGAACCCTGCCCCGATTGCTGGCCTTAGTGGTCCAGTAGGCGAGGTAGCCATTGCCGAAGTGCAGATACCAAGCGAACGTGGACGAGTACTCCGTACTTGACCAATACCAATTCTCTGTTATTTGAGTAGCACCACTGATAAGGCTCAGCGCGTAGTTGATTTTCCGAATGTTCGCATACATGCACATCAGCTCACCGACTGACGGAAGCCACCATTTACCTGCTGTGAGTCCGCCGCCGTTGGCATTGACGCGTGAATACGTGTTACAGAAGCCTGGAGCATACGCTGCGTCGGAACACTCTGAATGTGTTACTTGTGCTGCTGTGTTAGCCTTTCCGTTCCAATCGTTGATAGCGGTTACTCTATCTGATGTCGTAGTACCGCCACCGCTTACTGCTGCGCTCGACCAATAAAGACTTGATTCAGTCGGAGCTACCACAAAATGCTTGCCGGCCTCAACAATCATTACTCCGTCCGCTATCTCGCCTCCGCTCTGCAGCGATGGCCATTTGTCAAGTTTCACCGCAAGCGGATAGTTATCAGACTTACGATGGTACATGATGAACACTCCGTCCATTACCGCCGTGGCAGGAATGTTGTTAAGTACCGCTGCTTGAAGGTTCTCAGGCGCAATTCTTGTGAGCCCCCCGTTTTTATCGATGAGGCCTACTGTCTGCCCGTCTGACACTGATGTTACCAGTGTAAGCTCATTCAATTTAATTGTTTCTGCCATATTATATTGCTTAAAGTTTAAAATTGTTCTTATACCTTGGTAGCCTTAAGATAGCCCGTCGATGAGTCGAGCGTTATCTTGTACCACGCATTTGTAAAGTATATCTGTAATTCTCCGTCCGTAAGCCTAAGCCCCGTATTGCCCGCAATACACTCGCAGTACATCTTGTCATCATTGACAAGCGCAAGGAAGTGCTGCAAGCCCGATGTACCGAAAGCAAAACCGTTGCCGCAGAATATGCTGCTGTATGCTGTCGGGTCTATCGTTATACTAAGTCCCGTTGCTACATCGCATCGGGCAAGAAGGTCAAGGTCTGTCGAGTCAAATACGCTGATTGCAATCTTGCTGTAAATAACAAACTTGTAATCTCCGCTGTCGAGTGCTACGGTATATGCCGGCACCGTAGCCGTTATGCCTGCCGAGCTTCCCTCCACACCACCAACAAAACCTGCATCAAAGGTGTTAGTCCTTATTGCGGTGTATGTTCCGTCAGTGCCCTTCTTTGAGAGCATGACATATCCCATGTTTTCTACTCCCGACTGGGATATTGTTCCCAATACCAACTGCGATGTTGCCGTTACAAGAGCCTTCGTACTACCTCCACCATTAAATGACACAAGAGCACGTTCTGAAAGGGAAAACTCATAGGATGCAAGATAGCCGTTGAAGTCACCCGATTGCACGGAGTTGATGTCCTTCTGCGTGGCTGTGGCCTGGTTTCTGTTGGTATGCGAAATGATATCGGTTGTCACCTTGCTGTCGCCATAGAGTTCATCCTTCGTCTTGCTCGAACCGATGAATGAGGTATGCGGAACATCATTGTAATAGATTGTCATTCCGTCCTCACCGCTGTCGGATGAAATCTCCACCTTCGTAGTATTCCCTTCCTCATCGGCTTTCTCTGATGTGATGTTGATATTCTTGAAGTTTCCCGTATTGCACGTTACCTTTCCATCCTTGGCTTCAAAGAGAATATTGTCATCATCATCACGCGTCGAGATGTATTCTACACCAAGATGCTTTATTACCGCATCCTTGGAGAGTATAAGCGTGGAGGCGATGAATGTCTGATTGTCGGCAAGCACCCAATATCCTTCACCTGCTGCTGTCCCTGGCTCTATGCTCTCGCTCCACATGTGTGACTGCTTGCAAAGGTATAGCGCACCGCTGTCATTGGCAACTACATCATAGTACTCTTCTCCGTCAGCTCCCGAAAGCATCATAATCGGGTTCTCGGCATACTCGCTCCACTTGGCGATGCCTCGCATTCTTGCACCGCGCCCACCGCTGATGGCAAGCGATTGTGTGGTGGCTGTGATTCCGTCCTCTATGGATGTCACAAGACCTATAAGCTGTGCTGTTGCTCCAACTCTGTCAGATACATCCCCCGTTACAAGGATTGAGTCACCAACCGTAAAATCCGCGTAGTTCAGCACGTCGGCCCATGTGACGGATTTTCCTACCTCGCCATAGGCCGACCACTCCGTGTACGTGTATGCCGGTGTGGAGGAGAACCTAGCAGATATTACCTGCTTAGCCCTCTTCTCATACCTGATAGGAACCGTTGTCGATGTTGTAGCCATCTTAGAAGTCGTTTGAGTTGATTATGAATTCCAGGTCACCGCCTGCTTGCGCGCACATAGCCTTTGTCACTTTGAAGCTAGAAGCGTTCGATGCCGAGCCTACGATATTGCCGATAGACGACAACACCTGGAAGTTGAAAGTGGGCTGTGATGTAAGCTCCGTTCCTCCGCGTGTTGTCACCTTCGGAGTGTAAGTGATGCCCTCTGTGTCGGCCCATGTGTCATATATTATCTCATCATTCTTGTCCGGATGAGGAGCAATGATGTAAGGGTCGGTAGTGTCCATGACTCCCTGTATGTCGGAGCCGATAACAACACCGTTCAGAGATACCTCAACCTTGTATTCAGCATAGGTGTCAATGGCAGTCTCCTGTACTGTCTGCGTCTGCGCCGTACCTGCTGCTTTCCATTCCGTGCCTTCCAGCTTGTACCACTGATAGGTATAAGCGCCGGCACCTGCTACGCCGTCAAAGAACACCTGCGCTTTAAGGATGCAGCTGCCGCCTTTCTCGTCGATAACAAAATTCTTTTCGTCCCCCGCAATCACGGTAATCTTGTAGGACTTTCCTGAAGATTGCTGGATAGGTATAGTGTATGTTGCCTGAATGGCATCAGTCACAGTATCCTCAATGATGGAAGCCACTGCCTTGATGATACAAGATGACTTTCCCGCCAGAGTCACGATGTCGCCGGTAATCTGCAGCTTCTGTACAGTCTTGCCGTCAGTTGTTCCGCTGGTCTTCAGGAATATCCCGCCGAAGTTGGTGTCCCTATTGGTTGATGAGTCGAATGCTATCTCAGTGTCGTTGAAGTACCACTTTATCTGATTGCCGGCAATAGACACCCTGCCTGTTGCTGCACGTGATGATATGACAACCATCTCGAGCGTCGGCTTGAGCTCGGCCCAGTTGGGAGACACCGTCATGGTGTTTCCGTTCATCGTATACTCTTGCCACAGGTCCCCTGCAGAAGACATGATAGCCGTTGTATATACGCCCGATTTACGGACATAAGTGACATTTCTTCTAGTCGATGACGTGCTCATCTTCAGCCTCCTTTCCCTCTCCAGTTATATCACCCTCTTCGCCCTCGTCTTCAGATTTTGCTTCCCCGGTAGTTTCCGGCTCTGCAGCATCCTCCGTCTTCTCCGCTTCGATGAGGAATCTCGCGTCCTTCGCTTCCGGTAACTCGCGGCATGATGTTCCGTCCTGCTCACTCTTGGCCTCGGCCGCTGTAAGCACCAGAGCACCTATCTGCGCAGCCACTTCTCTCAGATAGCCTTCGAAGTCAGTGCCTATAGGAATATTCAGCTCATTTCCCAGCTTCAGGAGGTCCGCCTGCCACAGCAGATAGTTGGTGTCCTTGAGTTGGAATCTCTCGCCTACGGAGAAATTGAATCTCTCGTAGACCTTTCTGTTAGCTTTTACATAATACGCCATATTCTTTATTCATTTAATGAGTTACTAATATCTTGCCGTTGGCATCGGTCAATATCTTTCCGTCAGAATTGGCCATAGCCTTCAGTGCTCCTCTGTCCTTAATATCCACGCCAACTACTCCCCCGTATGTCTTGGACATATCGGACGTCTTAACCTTGACTTTGGCGCCTTCGCCTACATAAGTCGATAAGTCTGCGTTGCCGTCGGATCCAGTAGCCCCGACATACCATAAGGCAAGCAGCTCCTTTTCGTAACCGTCCACCTTGCCGTCCTTATCGGATATATATAGAGCCAGCTCCACACTGTCTTGCGTCGGGTCCAGTCTTGCTACTCCGCCTTCAATGCTTTCTTCGTATTTCGGTATTCTTCGGGTGATGGTAATTGTCTTCACCGGAGTTGCGTCCGATACTTCTGCGTTCTCATACAGGCCGTAGCATCTCACCTTGACGACGTCGCCCATGAGTTGTCGGTTAATAGTCAGCTTGTTCCCGTCTGCGCTTGCCCAGTAATCAAGGGCGTCGTAGCCGACACTGTGGAATGATGACATGTCGTTGGATACCATCCAAACATAAGACACGCTGTCGTTTGCCAGGACGCCCTTCTCGCCGAGAAACATATTTGCCTCGATAATCAGTGTGTCTATATCCCTGAGCGGATTATAGAGGCTCGAATCGGCCACTGAGAGCGATAGAGTAGGAGTGCTCTTCGATGCAGAATAGCATGATAGCAGGTAGGAGTTCTGTATCTTGATCGTCTGAAGGGTCCTGGTGTCCACGTAATCGGCCGAGAAGCGCAGCGTAATGGTCGTGTCGGGTTCAATGTTTTTCGACACTATGAGCTTGCCCCTCAGACTGCCGCCCGTCGTGATAATGGAGTAGCCATTGGTATCATTGGTGATGGTAGTCACTGTGTCTCCGATGACCTCCTCCCACTTGATGTTTGCCAGCTGCGCGTTCACGTTGCCGCTGGTTAGCACACCGTCCTTGTCGAGGATGTCCACCCACGGAAGCAGCGATAGTGGTGTTATCACATAATCCGGAGTGTAGGCGCCCTCGTATGATGAGTAGTTCTGCTCGTCGGGTACAGATCCGACAAGCGATATGCCGTGGCTTATGGCCAGCGGTGTAAAGTTTAAAGTAAAGCCCTGCTGTTTCATATCATTTGCATAGTTACGCTGTTAGTTAATGTGTCCGCACCGTCTCTGAGTGTTGCCGTGCACGTGAAGACAATGGTCTTAGGGAATCCGGAGGAATCCACATCGAGGTCCTTAATCGTAGCATTGAGCTGCTTGCCTATTCCGGCATGATTAATGGCCCACAGATTGTCACTCGCTGTGCGCGGATTGCCGTCAGCGTCCTCTGAATATCGCGTCCACTCTATGTCGTTCGTGAGGATGGCAGCCGTCACGTCCTGATTGTAGAGGGTGGCTATCATCGTCAGAGTAAGCTGAAAATTATCAATGTCGTATATCTGTGGCTGCTCCTCGAAGTCTATTGTGAAGTCCGGGTTTCCCTCTATCATTGCCCAGTCGGTGGAATTCCATGCCGGAGCGACCGTTGTGCCCGTCTTCTGACAGCGCCATTTACAGCCATACAACCACACATCGGAAGTTTCGATACCTCCGTAATTCTCATTGTATTCAGAGCAGTAGTAACTCTCACCCTGCACCCATGTACCTCTGTCTACATATTCAGTAACGGGCTTGCCGTTATAGTCCACCTTAATACGGTCTTGTACCACGATACCCTGCGCGTACAGATAATCACGGCCCTTCAGCACTCCGGGTGTGCTCTGCACGAATTCAGGCAGTGTTCCGAACGTTGCTCCGTAGTTGTAGTCCTCGAGGATAGGCTTTGTCACGCCCGTCAGCTTAACTATGCGCCCGTCTGTGGATGAGAGGTAGATAAGACTCTGAAGAGACTCGTCCGTCTGATTGCCCCATCGGGCAATCCTCATCAGCTCTGATGGTGGATAGTTCTTGCCCGCCGGTACCTCATCATCGGGGTAAAGAGACACTTCGATATAATTGCCCGCAGTGTTCACGGAGTTCACTCGCATGAACGATGTATAGTAATCACCGCTGCCTTCGGCGAGGGTGTTCATAATGCCCTTGATGACGTTGTTCACTTTCTGCCCGGTGAAGTAACCGTCCCATTTAGAGCGAAGGTGCAGCCCGTAAGTTCCGTCTCCGAGGTCATCGACAGATTCGATAGTGTCAGACTCGGTAAGCGGAAAATCGCCCTCAAGCGCGGTCCATCTGTTGACAATGAGCTCCAGTACATTCATGGCGGAACGGACTCCCACAGACTCAAATTCGGCATTACCCTTGCTGTCGATAGCTGCGCCTCGCCCTGTGTAGAGTGACGCCATGAAATCTCCTATCGTCAGACCCCCGTTGGCCTTGATGGCATCTTCGGCCACAAGTCCTTTAAGGAAGGTAATCAGCCCGGAAGCAGTATCATCGCCAAGCCTTGATAGAAACAGTGTCTTCAGCTGCTCCCATAGAGTCTCCGTAAAGTCGTCAGCCTCATCAGCCTCCTTGGCGTGGTCCGCCTCTATGGAATGACCCGCCTCCGTCGCATAGTCCGCATTTCCCGCCGTGTCGGCATAGCCCACATTGGCTTTCTTAGCCTCCGTCACGGTATCAGTTTCGCCCGTATCCGTATCAGTTACTTCAACCTCCTGGTCTATGTACAGGTAGCTATCCTCCACACTAAGCTTGTCCAGAGAGGCCTTGTTCTCGTGCGTATGCGATGTAGCTGCGCTGCCACCGTCGGCGGCATTGGTGATGCTGACTACAGTGCTGCCACTTCTCGTCTGTCCTGCGCCTGTGCCCAGCTCCTTCAGCCTTTTACTCCTCGGAAGAGGACTTCTGCCGGTTGTCGTCAATTTAAACTTCTTGTCCACGTCAGATAGCTTTTATATTGTTTTACTATTCTTCCTTCTCGTATTCGTCGGGTCTCAGTTCTATGATAGTGCCGTCAGTCGTGTCGGCAATCAGGTCCTGAGACTCGCCAACCATAATGAACTTCTTATCTCCCTGGTTCTGCTCTGTATATGGAGTCAGCCCATCGGGGTCAAGCACCATTTCACCGTTCAGTTTAGTGCGCCTGTCTGCAAACTGGCTGTAAAGAGTGCCTATCAAAAGTTCTTCTGCCTGTGATGTCCGTCCGGCTCTCGTCAGCTCGGTAATCTGCGCTCTTGTCGTCGTATTGAAATAGGCGCCGCGCGCTGTTGGTACCCCGCCTTCAGCCGTGCCACATATCGTATCGATGTCGATGGACTCTTTGGCATCGGCATTCAGTTCCGCCTCATACTCCACATCGTCGGTGTCTATGTCCATATCGAACTGCGTGCCGTTGAGTATCTCGAGTGTCGGCATCTGGAATAGTATCCAGTTAATGTAGTTGCGGAAATCGTATTTCGCATCCTCGTAGAGGGTGTTGTTGAGGTCCGCACCCAGTCGCGACATTTTCGTACCTCCTCTGACGATAAGCCAGCCATTATAGTCGAGTACCTGAATCCATATCTTGCCCGGGCCCATAGTCGGATAGGGGATATACTGTCCGCTATCAGCCTGCGCCAGCATGGTAGTCAGTCTGTCGGTGTGCGGGTTAATGGCTGAGCGATTATCGGCAAAGCCGTTAGCCACTCCGGACTTCTCCTTTCTGTCGTCGGCATCATAGTAGGCCAGATAGCCAAATGTCTGCGGTCTGTCCGTAGCAGTGTATTCCACCCATGAACCGTAGGTCTCAGCCAAGGCCTTTACCTTAGTGCTCGACGGATCCTGGAACACGACGCTCCGGTTATCCCAGCAATAAACCTTATCGCTGCCGTCGGGCTGATATTTAATCAATACCGGAATGTACATGAAGTTTCCTCGCGCGTTCCATTTATCCTGCATGCTCTTCTCCTTGTGGTTGTCAGCCAAGTCTACCGCCGTCTCGAACGGATTGAATCGGGGGTCCACAAGCATCGGAAGCACTACCTTCAGAAGAAGACCGCTCGGGTCATCTACCGGCGGCAGCCATGCCTCCTTAGTCTTGAACAGATAGTCATCGTGCACAGTACGCGCGTTGATTTCTATCGGGTCGTTGCCATAACCGTAGAACTTCAGACTACTGTCGCGGCCTACCTTGGCGCCCTGAACGGACCTGTAGAATACAGCTACGCCCTCACTTTCCGTGCCGTCGTACTGCGGAATTATCTTATAAAACCTCGCATTTCCGTTAATCAATTCAAGATTCTCACCTTTGACGCTTGTCCAAAGAGTGAAGCCACTGTCCGTCCTGTCCGACCAGGTCTCGATGTCAGTGTCATAATGGTAGCTGAAGTATCGGCAATTCTCGCCGTAGGCAACACCGAGAAGATTGTTCACGCATGACAGCGCCGCCTTGGTTTTCTCCGTCCAGCACGTATCCGGAAGAAGATTCCCGCTTCTTGCATAAGTGCTCCATGTCACCTTGGCATTATTGTACACACTATCAACTCCCATCGTGCTGCTGTCGCCATCCCACTGAATCTCCTTAGTGTCTTTCGCATACAGCCCGTTAAGGTCATATATGTAGATAACACCGGCCTTCTGTATGATGCGCAGCGCCAAAGGCTGGAATACGCCCTCAAGTACCTCCTGAAGAGTTGAAGCCTCGCCGTCTTCATCGTAGAAGTTGTCACTGAGGACAGTGATGTCATCGAGTGATAAGGCCCC